GAACATCTACCTAAGTGGTTACAACAAGGAGTAATGTCATGGAACAAAGGTTCTTTGGAGTTAGAAAATGGGTCTAAAATTTTGGCATCTTCTACTAGTGCTAGTGCTGTTCGTGGCGGTTCTTATAATATCATCTTCTTAGATGAATTTGCATATGTTCCATCAAATGTAGCAGAACAATTCTTTAGTTCAGTGTACCCCACCATCTCATCTGGTAAGACTACTAAGGTGATGATTGTGTCTACACCACATGGTATGAATATGTTCTATAAGTTGTGGGTAGATGCAGAAGAGCAAAGAAACTCTTATATACCTATTGAAGTACATTGGAGTGAAGTGCCTGGCCGTGACGAGGAATGGAAAGCAGAAACCATAAAGAATACCAGTGAGCAACAATTTAACACTGAATTTGAGTGTGAGTTTCTTGGTTCTATCAATACACTTATATCATCAGCAAAACTTAAAACTATGCCGTATAGAGAAGCAGTTCAATCTAATGCTGGACTAGATGTTCATGTACTACCCGAAGAAGGAAAGACGTATGTTCTTTGTGCAGACGTATCAAGAGGAACTGCAAATGATTACTCTGCATTTGTAGTTTTTGATGTATCACAGATGCCATATAAAGTTGTTGCAAAGTTTAGAGATAATGAGATAAAACCACTTCTATTCCCTGCAAAGATATACGAAGTTGCAAGAGCATACAACCAAGCATTTGTATTAGTTGAGGTAAATGACATAGGAGAACAGGTTGCAAACTCACTTCAATTTGATATGGAGTATGATAATCTTATTATGGCATCTATGAGAGGTAGAGCTGGTCAAGTATTAGGTGGTGGATTTAGTGGGGGTAAGGCACAACTTGGAGTAAGAACAACTAAGGCAGTAAAAAAGATTGGTTGTTCTAATCTAAAACAATTAGTGGAAGATAACAAACTTATTATTGAGGATTACGATATTATCAATGAACTATCTACCTTTATAGTTAAGGGTTCCTCTCATCAAGCAGATGATGGATGTACTGATGACCTAGTTGCTTGTTTGTTTATCTTTGCTTGGGTAACAGATCAAACATATTTTAAAGAATTGACAGATATGGACATTCGTAAGACTATGATGACAGAACAACAAGATATGTTAGAACAGGATATGGCTCCATTTGGTTTTATTGTAAATGGTTTAGAAGATGAGAATATAGGAAATATGGTAGATGATTATGGAACAAGATGGAGTCCAGTAGTAAGAGATTATGGTTCGGATTGGTAGTTAAATAAATTCTATTAAATCATTATCTACTTTAATCCAGCAATTAGAACACAATATGTGGGATTTTCCTATTAGATGAAAGATTTCTTTACGACTTTTCTCACTAGTCCCAACACGTTTTGTTAGTTTTCGTATCTCTGAATCATGTGGATAAAACTTTAAACAGACAGTTTCACTTTCTCCACAGTGTTTACAGGACTTATCTATTAGAAAGTCATTAAGTAATAATATTCTTTTACGATAGTTTCTACGAGCTACCTTTTTGATTGTTTCTTTATACTTCTCATAATGTTCATTAACCATGTACTTATTTATATGTTATAACACTTATAAAACTATGTTTTACAGAATTTGTTTTTTATAAATATCTGTAGAACAAAAGAACTCTTAACAAAGATAAGGAGTGCAAATATGTCTTTTTTAGTTTCTCCTGGCGTTCATGTCAAAGAGATAGATTTAACTAATGTAGTTCCTAGTGTTGATACCACTATTGGAGCTCTTGCTGGAGTCTTTGAAAAAGGCCCAGTATCAAAAGTAGTTAATATTACCTCTGAGTCTGATCTCGTCAATAATTTTGGTAAACCAACTGCTTCCAACTTTGAGTGGTGGTTTACTGCTTCTAATTTCCTAAAGTATAGTAATACTTTAAAAGTGGTTCGTGCGGAAAGCGGATTTCTAAATGCCGGAGAAGCTTCTGGTGTATTGATTCAAAATGATGATGTATATCTTGCAAGTTATTACTCTGAAACAGGTGATGGTCAAGTTACCTCTAACGATTGGTATGCTAGATCAGCTGGAACTCATGGCAACTCTCTACGATTGGAAGTTTGTCCTTCTGCAACTGCATATGAACAAGATTGTGGTGTAGGCAACTTAGTCAACGGTGCTGGTGCTGTCGGTGATACAACGATCACAGTCGATAATGCTGATGCTTCTGGTTTTGCTTTCCAAGTTGGAGACATGATCAAGTTTCACACAAACGACAGTATTACTGCAACAAGTGACGGTGCAATTACAACAGCCACGATTAACCTTGTAGTTGATGCAAACTCTGGTACAATTGCAGTTGGTAATCGTGTTATTGCAGCAGGAATTGATGAAGTAGTTACAGTTAAAACTGTTACTGATCAACAAAATCTTATTCTAGATAAGAAAATTACAATTGCAGACAATGTTGCTATGGCATTTTCTACATATGCTTCAGTTGAAGCTGGTGATACTCAATATGAGGTTACTAGTATTTCTGGTGAAGTATTAAGTATTCGTTTAAAAGACGATGCAGATGAAGGTGGTCTTCAAACTATTATTGCTGACAACTCTTTCATAACAAGACGTTGGAGATTTGCTGACAGATTTGATGCTGCTCCTAGAACTTCTGCTTGGAATACACAAAATGGTCGAGGTGCTGATGATGAGATTCACGTTGTGGTCTTTGACGGTACTGGTGACATAACTGGTTTTGATGTAGATGTAGCAGGACAAAGAGTTAGTTCCATCATAGAAACTTATGCTAACCTTTCAAAAAATCCTTCTGCTAAAGGGCCTCAGGGAGATAGTATCTATTACCCAACAGTGTTCTTTAATCAGTCTGAATTTGTTTATTGGGGTGATCATATTGCTGCTGGAACTAACTGGGGCACAGATACAACAAGTGCTTACACAGAAATTAAACCTATCACTCTTGTAACATTTACAGGTGGTACAGACGATTTTGCTGTAACTGCTGGTGAATTGGAACTTGCATACGATAAGTTTGCTGATGCAGAAACAGAAAATGTTAATCTAGTTCTTGGCGGGCCAAGTTCTGGTGTAACAAATACTGCTGCTGGACAAGACACTCATGTAACAATGATTACCTCTCTTGTAGAAGGTAGAAAAGATTGTGTTGCATTTGTTTCTCCATATCGTGCTGCAACAGTTGGTATCACAAACTCAACTACACAGACAGAAAATGTAGTTGAAGCATTTGAACTATGTCCTTCATCTTCTTATGTGGTGTTTGATAGTGGTTACAAGTATATGTACGACAAATATATGGACTGTTATCGTTATATTCCTTTGAACGGTGATATTGCTGGACTTTGTGCAGCAACTGATGGTGTTGCTGATCCTTGGTTCTCTCCTGCTGGTTATAATCGTGGAAACGTAAGAGGTGCAATTAGTCTTTCTTACAATCCAGTGCAAGGGGAAAGAGATCAATTATATCGCTTCAGAGTTAATCCAGTAGTTAACTTCCCAGGCCAAGGTGTGGTTCTGTTTGGTGATAAAACTGCTCTTACAAAACCAAGTGCTTTTGACCGTATCAACGTAAGACGGTTGTTCTTGGTTCTGGAAAAAGCAATTGCAACAGCTGCTAAGTTCCAACTCTTTGAATTTAACGATGAGTTTACACGGGCTCAGTTCCGTAACTTGGTAGAACCTTTCTTGAGAGATGTTCAAGGTAGGCGAGGTATTACAGACTTTAAGGTAGTCGCAGACGGTACAAATAATACCGGCGAAGTAATTGACCGAAATGAGTTTATTGGAGATATTTACATTAAACCAGCTCGTTCCATTAACTTTATTACCCTAAACTTTATTGCAACTCGAACAGGGGTTGCCTTTAGTGAGGTAGGAGGTTAATCATGGCACAGATAGATGACTTTAAAGCTAACTTAATCGGCGGTGGTGCTCGTGCTAACCAATACAGAGTAACGGTTACTCCACCACCTGGCATTGCAATTGGACTAGATGTTCGTAGAACTTCTTTTCTTGTAACTGCCTCACAATTACCAGCTTCAACACTAGGTGAAATTCCTGTACCATTTCGTGGTCGTACAATTTATGTATCTGGTGATCGTCCAGCTCCTGAGACTTGGACAACCACATTTATGAATGATACAGACTTCATGATACGAAATGCAATGGAAAGATGGCAAAACGGTATTAACGACTATGCTGAGAATACAGGTGCTATTGCTCCTGCTGATTATCAGACAGATTTGACCGTTGAGCAACTAGATCGTGATGACACTGTATTAAAGAGTTACATCTTTAGGTCAGCATATCCACTAACAGTTGCTGCAATCGAATTGACCAATGCAGAAGCAACGGAAATTGAAACTTTTGAAGTAACTTGGAGATATCAACACTTTGAACCTAGTGGCGTAAGCTTCTAATTTTAACCTACTAAATATAACGAGTAGGAGATATTATGGCTGAACTTTTCGGGTTCCGTATAGAAAGACCAAAAAAAGCAGAGGGAAGTGTACCATCATTCACTTCCCCAACTGCCGATGACGGCACGGTTGATATTGCCGGTGGTGGTTTCTTTGGACAAATTTTAGATCAAGACGGTAGAGAACGTACCGAAATAGATTTAATTCGTAGGTATCGTGATATTGCACAACAACCAGAGTGCGATACTGCAATTGAAGATATTGTAAATGAAGGAATTATTTCTAATGAGGATGATGTTGCAGTACAAATAACTTTAGATAGATTACCTTTTCCAGAAAAAATTAAACGTAAGATTAGAACAGAGTTTATGGAAGTTCTAAGATTACTACATTTTGAAGCTAAAGGTCATGATGTTTTCAGACGTTGGTATGTTGATGGTAGAATATTTTTTCATAAAATTATAGATACTAAAAATCCTAAACAGGGCATCATTGAACTTAGGTATATTGATCCTACAAAAATTAAAAAAGTAAGACAAATTAAAAAGAAGAAAGATAATAATTCTTCTGTAGATATGATTCAAAAAACAGAGGAATATTTTCTATATAATGAAAAGGGAGTACATTCTGCTGGTATAGGTGGTACAAACTCAGGTATTAAAATAGCTGCTGATGCAATTTCATATTGTCCTTCTGGACTTATTGATGGAAACTCTGGAAGAGTTTTATCTTATCTACACAAAGCAATCAAACCTGTAAACCAATTGCGTATGATTGAGGACGCACTGGTTATCTATCGTATATCACGAGCACCAGAACGTAGGATATTCTATATTGATGTTGGTAATCTACCCAAGATCAAAGCTGAACAGTATCTTAAAGATGTTATGAACCGTTATCGTAACAAGTTAGTGTACGATGCAAGCACTGGTGAGATACGTGACGATAGAAATCATATGAGTATGTTAGAAGATTTTTGGCTTCCACGAAGAGAAGGTGGTAGAGGTACAGAGATCACCACACTGCCAGGCGGTTCTAATCTTGGAGAGATTGATGACATTGTATATTTCCAAAAGAAACTTTACAAGTCTCTCAATGTTCCTATTTCAAGAATGGACAGTGAAGCAGGATTTTCATTA